CGATGCGTCCATCTGTTGATATACAGGGTTGCCGTCTTTGTCCACAGCGTCTTTTTCGCCTGTGTGTGCGTACTCTGGTGTTTCGTGAGCGATGAACATTGGGCGCTCTTGTGTTGCGCCCTTCATCTTACCCATGTAAACAGGGGTTGAGTCAATCAATGCACCGCTGTCAGTTACGGGGCCAATAATGTCTTTAGAACGATAGTCAGAAGTTGTGTTGTAAAGAATTACACCACCTGCTCGGTTATAAGTAATTGAACCTCTGCTTGTAGCTGCCGCTTCTGTAGAAAAGTCAACAAATTGGTTGTTTCCAGTTGTTGCTGAGTTCCAAGAGTTAATCACCGAATTGGTAGCAGTAGTTCCTTTAAACAAACTTGTATAGCCAGTTCCATACACAGCAAACTGCACAGAAGAACTAAAATCGGATGTCGCAGTTGTGTTGTTAACTAGCAAGCGATTGCTGGCGTCAAGGCGCATCTGTTCAACAGTGCCGTCATTTGTGTACCAAACAAACGGAGGGTTTGTTGATGAACCGCCTGTAATAAATGCGGTAACACTATTTGTTACGCCAAAAGATGCACGAGCAGCGTTTGCTCCTGTGTCACGAGCGTAATATTGCAGCGTTGCGTGACCAATAGAACCTGAACGCCATGATTCAACATGCGAACCTGCTGTAACGGCAGAAGTGTTGCCGACAACAAATGCTCCGCTGGAGTCAATACGAGCACGTTCTATGTCGTTAGTGCCAAAAGACAAATAACCAGTAGAACGACCATCTGCACGAATGTATGTATAACCGCTTGATGTGGTACTACCAAAATAAAACTGAGAATAGTTCAAAGTTGCGTCATTAGTTGACCACAACGAATAACCAGTTGTTACAGGAGCTTGAAGATTCAAACGTGCTTGAGCAGCAGTCTGACCAATAGACAAATTCCCACTAGCATCAAGCGTCATTGCTTGGGTCATTGTCACAGCAGTGCCACGAGCAACAGTTGCTGAGGCTGCATTTAGGAATTGAATTGTTCCGTTAAATGAGCTAATACGAATTGCGGCTCTTGCTGAAGCACTGCCACCATAGCTGGAAAGATAAGCGTCAGCAACAGTCGAACCATATAAATTACCGCCCAACACCAAATCACCAGACGAGTATGTAGTCCAGATATTTCCATAGTTGTTTGAACTTGGACCCCAACCAATACCCTTACCTGCTGACGAATCAGCAAGCGTCAGTAAAGCAGACGCAGTTCCTGTTTGACCTATAAGCAAGTTACCACTAGCATCAAGCTTCATTGCTTGGGTAAAGGTGATGGTGTTACCTGCTGTGCCTGATGCTGCTATCTTCCAAGCGTGTACGCCACCATCTTGCTCATAAAAAGCAGCCAATGAAGTATTTTTATAAATCCAGTTACCAGCAGAATTTAAATACGCATTTTGTACAACACGAATAGCTCCACCACTAGATGATGCAACTGCGCCGTATGTGCCAATATCAAAAGCCTTTTGAGTGGACAGCCAAGCACTAGGAGTAACACCCAAGCCTAGATTGCCTGAGCTGTCGAGGCGCATCTTTGTGGTGTAGGTCAACAAAGAAGGGTCGCTTGAAAGTCCTGATTGCCCTGCGGTAGATGTTTGGAACAACATCCCAAACGAGCCATCAAAACCGCCAACAATACGAACACCAGATTGGTTTGTTCCGTTGTCACCAGCCAGCGTCAAAGTAGCGCCAAAAAATGATGAGTTACTTGGGTCAATTTGCGCCCTGTAAGTGCCAGCCACATCTAACTTCTTGGCAGGCGAACTCGTCCCAATACCCAGACCTGTGCTGGTTAGGCGCATTTGTTCGGCGTTGCTTGTATTAAACATAAGCGCACCATAGGCGCTTCCGTTTTCCTCCAAAGTAATGCCTGCCGCACTTGAAGTAATCAAAAGGTAAGGATTAATTCCGTCACCGGGGATAGATCGAAACGCTGCAAGATTTCCGTAAACTGTGTTCTGCGCCTCAAACACATTTGATAACCCAAGCGCCGCCGTTCCACCCGCTCTGATTCGACCTGATGCTGATAAATTACTTCCATCAAACGTCAGCGCACTACCAGTAGTAAGCACCTTAGAACCGTTTAGGTAGGCTACGCCGTTTGCTGTGCCGCCGTTGTGTGTGACTGTGCTTGATGTGGTTAGGGTAGTGAACGCACCTGTGCTTGCTGTGGTAGCGCCAACTGTACCGTTGATGTTGATTGATGCTGTACCAGTCAGGTTGGTTACAACACCCGATGCTGGAGTACCCAATGCTGGCGTAACCAACGTAGGGCTATTGGACATGACGACATCACCTGTACCAGTGATGGCATTGCTGACCAATCCTTTAGATCCGTCAGAGAACACAGCACGAGAAGCTGTGAGGCTAGAGAGGATGGGTTGTGCTGTAAGTGTTGCAACACCTGTAACAGCCAATGTGCCAGCAACAGAAGCGTTACCAGCCAAGTACAGATCTTTGTATTTCAAAGAAGATGTACCCAAGTCTACAGTGTTTGTAGTCTTTGGATACATGGTGGAGATGCTTATAACAACATCTTGTACTGGACCAATCTTTGTAATGGGAGCACCATTACCACTTGTGCCATCATGTACGTGACCTGTGGAACTATTGAATGCAGCTTGTACACCGTCAAACTCATTGTCCAAATCAGTAGCGTTAATAACGTTACCGTCTGCAATGTTGTTGCCTGTATCTACCCGAACGTAACCCGTCATAATATTTCCTTATCTTCTATCGTGTGTTGAATACTCAAGTGTCGCAGCATCCAACGAAAACGGTGGGTCTTGACTATCTGAAACGAATTGCAGAGATACTGTGAACCCTGAGCCAATCACCTGTGTTTGGAATAGTTTCTTAAGCTTAGTGCCGTACACAGTTGTACCATAAGTAGCAGTATTACTACCATAAAAACCTACAGATCCTGCATTATTTGACAACGTAATTGTTGCTGGTTGAATGCTACCGAAATCGTCAAAGTCATATTTCAAGTTGACAGAGGTGGTTACAGAGCCTTGAGGGTCTGTGTACAAGAACATCTTGTAGAAAGTCTTGCGCACTCTTGGGTCATTAATTGGTACGTATGGCGTGGCAAAGCTTGCAACAATGTTTACACCGTCAAAGCTATTACCACTTTCCATTTGATAGACAAAGCCGTCTTCATTAGCAAAGACAATGATTTCTGTTTGATTTTTATAATCACTATCAGCTACGTAAGCCTTAATACCAGATGTCTCAGCCCATTCAATAGTGGCTGTGTTATCACCTACTTTTTGTGTACCAAGAACACCTTTAGCATTGTCTTGAGTTACGGAAGCATTATACCCCAATATCCTATACTGAGACTTCTGTTTAATAACAACACTAGCAAAGCTGCTGCTTGCTTGAATAAGTGAAGTCATCTCGTCCTGAATCTGTTTAGACACAACACCAATGTTTAAGTCACCAATCTTGTCTGTAGCACTAAGTAAACGCAAACCTTCTGGACCTAAGAACATAACATCACCACCAATTTCTCGGATGGTGTCTGTGGCTACACAACCAACATGACGGGTGATGGGAAGAAATGTGAAGTCAGCAAGTGTATTACCTGTCAGTTGGTTAATTGTCTTTTCAGTAAAGATGATGAGGATTTCACGGAATACAACAAGACCTGTGATTTGACCACCAACACCAATAACACCAGCACCGTTGGCAGGGTTTAAGTCTGTATCAGTATAGGGGGCTGTGAAGAAAAGTTGATCACCTTTAGCAAAGAACATTTGATTCTTGTGGAATACAACAAACTGTGCGCCTAACAAATCAGCAGAGCTGTCTACAAAGCTAAACGTATTTTGATCCCAAATGAATGGATAGTTAGCACCGTCTACACCAACAATCTTTTCTGTAGTGTTGATGCGATACTTAGATGTACGTAGCTTGATGCCGCTGCTATAGCTTACAGACTTCCAAGTGATGGCTGCGTTGTCAGCAGGGGATGAAGCAAGTGCTGGATTAATTGCAACAGTGGCTGCACCAGATGTCACAGTGGCATTGGTTGTGACGGTATAAATCTTCTCAATGCCAGCAACAGTGAATGTATCGCCAGCCTTGGGAGTATCCGTAAGACCATCAATAGCTAATGAGCTGCCTGTCTGACCTGCGCCATTAACCAGCACAGTGCCATAGGACGGTACATTAATTTTAGCCCATCCTGAGCCAGTGGATTCATATATATCATTATTGCGATAGGCAAGCACAGAGTCTTCCCAAACAGCAACACCTTTGACAATACCGGCATGGCTTGTAAAGGTGACAGCAGCCTTGTCAGCAGGGCTAGAAGCCATCGATGCTGTAAGCGTTAGAGTGGCTCTCTTGTTTGTAGAGTCGTAGCTCACACCACCACCAGCAATTGTGTATGTGCCTGTAACACCTGCAATGGTCAATGTACCACCAGCAACAGGGGTTGTGTAGATGTTAGCAATGATTAGCGTAGTGCCAGTTTGACCACTACCATGAACAAGCGGTTCACCATATGCAGGGACAAAAGAGCTTGAGTATTTATCAAAGCCTTCAATGCGCTTATATCCACCATCAACTGATGGCTCAAAGTTCTTCAACAGTCGTGCGCTACCGGGAGCTTGTAAGCCCTGTTGCAACGGTGACAAGTTGGTAACTAAACCACCTGTAAACTGAAAGGGATAGGTTTGCCATGCGTCAGCCATTACTTAACCCTGTCTCCGAAGTTGGAAGCTCTAGAAGGCATGACCATACCTGATCGCATGTATGTATATCTGTTGACCAACATAGTGCGCATACGCTTAATGCCTTCGTCAAACTTAGCCTTGGCAATAGAAGCAGATTGTTCATTACCTCTAAACATATATGCATAGTGCATAGCACCATCAACAATTACATGCCTAAAGCGTTCTGGAATATCTGGTACATCGTCAAAGATTTCAAGATCTACAGGGATGCGATAGTATTCGTAGAAGATTGTGTAAGCTTGATCAGGTGCTGGCACAATGCCATATTCCAAACTAGGAGCTTGGAAGACAGAAGAAGGTGGTCCACGCTTTGATGTGTCAGTTGTATATTCCTGATCGATGTTGTTCTTTAGATAATCATCATAAGAAAGCACAGATAAATTAACAGTGTTGTTACCAAAGGTTGTATCCTCCTTGATACGAAAAGTGTCAAAGTCAATGGTGTTGGCATCGCTAGGGAATGCATAGCGAGTAGTGCCAGCAGTTAATACCTCGTCAGCCAATACATGGTTGAAGGGCCATTCATATGTATTATGATTTATATCACGGATGGCAGAGTTAACAGCATCCTTGTTATGGGCATAGAAGCCTGTGGCTGTTGGGAACGTGCTAGAAGTAAGTTCAACTTCGTTAAGTCGTCTATTCACTTCGTTAACAAGACCGATATAGTTGTATGCCATTATTGTTCCTTGATGCGGAGTCTAATAACTCGCTCAGCTGTACTACCTGTATTGTCTGACATAGAGCAATAGAATTTATATTCAGTGTTGTTAGTACCAAGACCTAGATTGATCGTGGCTACAGCACCGCTAACACTTTGTGAAACGTTCTGAATACCGTTGACAGTGTTGCCAGCTGTAATGGCAGTCTTCACACCTGAGGCATCATCAACATACCAAGTCACTGAAGCAATGGCTGCACCACTTAACCAACGTGACCAATCAACGCTGTAATCAAGCACTTCATTCTGATCTTTATTAGGCCACTTAAATGACATAGTTTTCCTTATGCAACTCTCACGCTTCTATCAGCGGAGGTAGTCTTTCTATACATGTACGTTTTACGTGGCATATTCGACACATCTACAGTACGTGTCGATGTTGTAGATCTATTAGCGACATATACTGTTCTGTCTTCCGCACTCACCATCACTGTACGTTCTTTACTTGTAGAAGTCTTACTCACATATACAGTGCGTATTCTACTATATAAGTTTGCTACAGCATTGTAATCAAATACTACAGTGGTAACAGTTACAACACCTAATGCAGTTGTAGCAGAAACACCATCGAAGGTGGGTCTAGCATTCTCTCTAATGGAGACACTGCCGATATTGCCTGTTGCAAAAACACCAGATACTTCAAATAAGCTGTTGGCATTTACGACAACACTACCAAGTAACATTGTTGTCTGCACGCTAACACTTGCAATGTTAGCTTTAGCAACAATTGTTAGACTGCCTACATCTGTAGTAGAAGCAATGCCATCTACAGGGATTCTATTAATTGACCGAACATCTGGTGTGCCAATGGCTCCAACAGATGCAGAACCTACAGCGGCTACAACAGCCTTGGCTACAACAGCTAGGCTACCTACAGCAAGGGTGCTAGAAACGCCTGTAACGGGTGTTACAGCCCTTGCAACCACTGTCAAGCTACCTACTGAGCCTGTGGCGCTAACGCCGCTTACAGAGAACCTACAGCCTAAGCTGAATGTTGGAGAGCCTACAAAGCCTGTGGCAGATACACCAACCATGCTTGTGACGGCTACACCAACAACTCCAACACTGCCTACGACGGCAGGAGCTACTAAGCTGACAACAACGTGATTGGAATCACCACTAATGACAACACCGCTATCACTTGTACCTACAGCTTGAACACCGTCTGGGACGTATGTAACATTGCTGATGCCATAGCGCACAGCACCATAGCGTCCAATGCCGTATACAGCTCCGGTACGGGTAGTCGTAGCCATCTACGCCACCTTAGGCGAGTCGGACAATAGCGTTGCTTGCGTCAGCTGTTGGGAATTGCACAACAAAGTCACCGTTGGTAGAGGTTTTGTCTCCACCAAAAGAGATGACAGCCACTGCATTAGTTGTACTACTGCCACCGTCTGTTGTTGTGTTATAGATAAGAGCACCAGCTGCAGTGATCGTTGCGCTAGCGAATGTAGCATCTGCAAAGTCAATGAAGGCTGTAGTGCCACTAGATGTAGGATCGATGTTTGTCAGTGTAGCTCCACCAGCTGTATAGCCTGTGCCAACCACTTCGTTAGAAGTTGTGTAGTTGGTGGTTGCAGCATCTAACGAAGCCGATGATGTGTACAAAGCAATCTTGAAAGTGTGACCGCTAGATGCGTTGAAGTCGTGCTTACGCTCCAGCAATTCTTTTTTAAAGCTTGTGCAAAGTGCAGAAGTAATAGCCATTAGAGAATCCTCTTAAATTGTATAAAAACGCTCTCTAATAGAGCATACAAACAATAAAGGGGCGACCTCAATTATGAAGCCACCCCTTTGATTTAACTAGCTATTAAGCCAATTGTTCACGGTCAACGGAGGCAGCTGTGCGAGTACCTTGATTGACATCAAGCACCAAAGCCCAGACACGACCAGTGATAACACCGGGAGAACCAGAGATAGAAGTTAATACGTCAATGGTGTCAGCGGTGGCAACCAAACCAGCAGTAGTGCCAGCTTTAATTGTGTTGATAGCAGCAGCATCAAAGCTAGTAGCAGCCATGAAAGTGGTAGTACCATCTGTCACTGCGACAGTATAAGTAGTAACATCAGGAACTGCAACTGTGTTTTGAAAACCAGCGGCAAGCACCAAAGCACCAGCAGGTACAGAGATACCAACAGTAGTACCAGAGGCAGCAGCCAATGACACGTCTTTCTCCAGCAATACTGCTTGAGGACGGATAGATTGAACGATAGACATTTTATATTTCCTTTAAGTATGGTAGAAAAGGGAGAGCGTTTTAAGCTCCCCCAGTTCAATTAGGCTGCGTTGTACTTTGCAGTAACAAGGGCTTCCGGACGAAGAATTTTTCTTCCGTACAAGTGCATACCACGGACGATGTCAGCGAAGCTGTCAGGGTCACGATAGCTTTCAGTCTTGGTGATTTGCTGAGCAGTTGCCACAGCAGAATCTTGACCAGCGCAGATCACACCGAAGTTGGCGTTCTGGTTAGCAGTACCAGTAGTACCGGGGCCAGTGCCAATCTTAGGCAGATTGTTAGACACATACACACGGAAGCCGTGCAAGTTGTTCAACACCAAACCGTTTTGCAAGCCTGAACCACCAAAGTCACCGTTCAACAAACGGCTGTCTTCGTCTTTCAAGAGTTCCAAGAACACTGGGTCCACAACCAACCAACGACCTTGTGAGTCAACGAATTGTGTATCCAACAAGCGGCCCATACGAGCGATCACCATCAAAGGAGATGCGACATCTGTAGGCATGGCAGTAGCGCCGGGCAAACGTGGAGCCAATGGGATGGAATGCTCACCAGCAGAAGCTGTAGTGATGTTACCGAAGCTGCCCTTCTTGAGCTTCATAGAAGCCAAGAGTTCGTCAGAGCCAGCAGCAGTCACAGCCTTAGTACCGGAAGCGGTAGTACGGGCAGTGTCAGCACTGACATGCTTAGCGGATTGTTGGAAGCCTGTCAAATAACCCAACACGTCTTGGTCATACTGGTCACGCAAGCGATAAGCTGCACGGTCAGATGCCATAGTCATGAAGTTCACATGAGAGTGAGCGGCTTCGATGTCGTCAATTTTGAAAGCGTAGTAGTTAGCTTGGTCAACGACCAAAGTGAAGTCTTCGTCATTCAAGTCTTGTGCTGTGATTTGTGTACCACGAGCATACGACTGAACGCTCACTTCTGGTTCCTTGATAATTTTTACACTATCGCCCATTTGAGCGATTTCACCGAAGTAATCGTTGTTGGTGATAGCTTCGATTGTCGAGGCTTTACGGAAGGCAAGTTGTACTTGCTTCGAATAGATTACAGGTGAGAAATTACCATTACTAAGCTGACCATAGCCAGCTGCTGATTGAAAAGCCATTTTAAAATCTCCTATAGATATATTGGCATATAATTAAATACGCTAACATTACTACAGAGGCTGAGTATGGCAGGTTGTCTATATCTCTAAGTGCCCAAAGAGATATGTCGGGCTGTCAAACTTTCAGGTGAATCTGATAGTTCATTGTTTTGCGCTACTGAATGACAAAGCAGAATAAAAACCTCTTCAGGATATTCTTGCTTCATCTTATTGATAGCAGCGCATACAAGTTGAATATTTCCAACTACGTAACCAATGCTGCTATCAACTCTGTCAAGGCTTACGGTATTAAGTTGGTTGGCTGCAGCAAGCAGGGGCAACTTTGTATACGCACATAAACCTTGTTGTTTCTCCCATAAATCAAATAAATTTTGATCTACAAGTAAAAATTCTTTTGATCGACCTTTAGCTTTTGTACAAAGGTTTTTCAATCTAGATATAACATCCCGCTGATATGGCGGCATATATGTCATATTATATTTAGATACTCTTCTCTTTATGTGATCAGAGTTTTTTATGTAATATTCATGAGAGTTAAACGAAGCACAAGGCTTACATATACTTCCCACGCCAAACTTTTTAGTTCTGTCTTTATTAAAATCGAACAGATCTTTTGCCTCACCACACTTGCGGCAAGTCTTCATTTCATTCATCTTTTTCTCCACTTAGAAACAAGAGCTAGACTGTGAAGTGGCACAATCAGGGGAGCTACCCTTTTCGCTCTATGTAAAGTTATAACATAACTTTGCTATGTGTCAACAATTATCGTGCATTACCACTAATATCGTACACAAATTTACCAGTTTGCATAGCCTTTTGAATAGCTTCTTGGTTCTTCTCGTACTGTTGTGAAGTCATTTTATTGACAGCACTCTCGTAGATTACACCAGCTTCATTGGTATTCGAAGGTGACGAAGCACCACGGCGTGTGCCTACGGACTGTGCAACATCACGATCTTGATTACTACGAGGCTTGTTAGTCTTACCCATGTCAGACTTGTACAGGTCAATGGCACGAGCTGCAGCTTTGGCATCTGTGTCGTTTTCATACAACGCATTCTGTACCCACTTAGGTTGCTCTTCAACCCAATCATGGAAGCTATCTGTGTCTCGGATCTTGTCGAAGTCTGGATGCATATTCAGCAACTCATTCTCAGCCTTGTCACGAGCAGTTTGCATTTCACGCTCATCCAAGGTTTTCATACGATCTTTGAACTCTTGGTTCTCTTCACGAATCTTCTTCAGCGCAATTGTTTCAACAATCTTAGCTACGTCAGGATACTGAGCAGCCCATGCATTCAACTCATCTTCGCTCTTTGGAAGCTTGATTTGCTTCTCTGTGCTTTGTGTTAGCTGATTGCGCAGCTCATCAATCTGAGTTTGTAGCTGAGTTTGTTGTTGTTGTGAATGACGGCGCAAGTCACCGTAACGCTTCTTAAATGTCTTTTCCTCAGCATTTAAATTACTGTCATCACCATCATCATCGGCTTTCTTTTCAGTGCCGTTGTTTTGATCAATGAGTTTTTTCAACTCAGCTTCTTCATGTTCAATGCGTTCAGCGTTAGCATTACGCTTACCAAACGAAGACACTGCTGCCATCTGAGATTTCTGTTCAAGAACTACTTCAGTCATATTTACCTATTTAAGTTGGGGCTATCTGTTGCTGTCAATACAGGGAGAGGGGTAGCCAAAAATGACGGGTGTTATTAAGTACCAACCAGCCCGTCACTGGTTATGGTATTTGTATTATATGTTACTTCTTGCGCTTACGAGCTAAGCCACCCTTAGCCATAGCCTGTACAGGTTGCTGTACAGTTTCTACAGGTGCTTGCATAGGTTGAGCAACAGTTTCCTGTTTCATAAAGCCCATAGGGATAGGGATGATTGGGTTGCCACCTACTTGTGGGATGTACACTTTCTGACCAGCTTCGTTGACATATGTGTCAGCCTTAGACTGAGAAGCAACGCCACCAACAGCAAAGGCTTGCTCAGTCTGCCCAGTCTCTGCCAGTGCCATATCTACTTCAGACCCAAAATCGTTTGCTGCAGGAGCAGGGCTAGCAGGAGCAGATGCACCAGCCCCATGAAGAGCTTCTGGATTTTCAACCTCCTCAGCATTACCCATCTGACCAATCTCAGACATCTTCTGCAGACCAACTTTTGCTTCATCACGTAGGGCCATAAGTTTTTGCAGACCGAAGTAGCGTACTACGTCTGCTGGAAATACAAACTCTCCCTCGCTGAGTTTAGCGTCAATGTCGTCTCTGACTTCTTCTTGCATAGCACCGGGAGGAACAGCGTTACCGCTAACAGGGTCTTGAGTGCCGCCCTCTTGCATCACACCACCTTCGGCTAATACGTTATTTACTTGCATCGACTTCATCCTTTAATTTCTTTAACTGACGCAGCTTCATCACTGCACCTTGAGCCTGAAAGATTTCCTTCAAGTCACCTGCTTGTTCAAGCTTACGTTGTTCCATTTCAATGGCATAGTCAATCATTTCACAGAATGCTTGCCATTGAAGTTGATTACCAGTAAGCGGTTTAAGCTTGGGGAGGAACGGCTTGTTGTTGTTCATTACCACTAAATCCTTGTTCACCCGGCACAGGAGCTGCACCAATACCAATGTTACCACCACCACCGCCGGTCATATCGGCAACGCCGGGAGGTCCAGCAACGCCTTGTGGAGCAGCACCCTCTGCAGGAGCTTGTTGTTTCTGTAGCAACAACGCTTGACGCATTGCCTCGTCCATGTTGTTAGTCACCTTGTCTGGATCAAGATCCATACTCTTTGCAATTTCTCTAACAATGTATGGCATTTTAGCAAAAGGCATAAGCGCAGGGTTGGCAACGATCTGCAAGAATTGCATCAGTCGTTGGCTTCTTACTTCGTTAGCCATCAAGCTTTCTGTACCACGAGCATTAACTTCTAAGTCACCACGGATGGTAGGATCAAAGTCAAACTGCATATTGAAGTTGAAGAATGCCTTACCGATTGGAGCAAGCAAATAGTCGTCAACGTTCTTAATCACAGTCTTAGCACTACCGCTAGCAGCGTTCATAAGCATGCTAATACCAGATGCAGTACGACCAACACCAGACACACCGGTTTGACCATGCGAGAAAGAAGCCAAACCAGTTGACTCATCAGCCAGTTGACGAGCCTTGTCAAAGAGCTGCAGGTTTTGCTGTGCCACGTTAGGGAACTGCGTACCAAACAAAGCTTGACCGGGTGCTCCACCTTGGCGGCGGAACACTTTGCCGGGATAGACAGACATGTCTTGACCGGGTGTCAGGTTGGTTTCATCAACTTCAAACACAAGGTTGCCAGAAAGAACCGCATTATCTACCGCCATGCGCATGAAACCATTCATCAGGGTTTGAGTGTCGTCCATGTTTTCGGCGACACCAACACCTGCAAGTGAGTAGGGGTTCAGTTCATAGGGGACAGCATAGTACGGAATCTTTGATGGCTTAAACGGATTGAGGACGAGGCGAATAATCTTGCCATTACAAAACCAAATGTTGGCCTGAAGTTCACCAGCATCCTCAAACTCTTTAGGGATGATAATCTCGTTGTCTTGCAACATCTCTACGTCCACATTACCCCAGTATTCCAAAACTTCAAAGCGTTCAACACCAAAGTTTGGTGCGTAGTCTTTCAAGTCGTCTTCCCAATACTTCTTAACGTAGCTTTCACCCTGCTCAATAACTTGATCGATGACATTGCCACGGAAGAATGGGCGCTTCTTCAAAGCTCTTAGTTGTGTACGGTTGAGCTTGTGACGCTCAATGACGTATTGGCATTCTTCTGTGTTGTTTGCATCAGGATCCCAATAGAAGTTCCACAAAGACACAGACGATGCATCAGGCACAGTCTTAATCAACGGATCATATGTACCATCGTCCTTCCAATTTGGATATTCCTTGTTGGTTGCGAACGGACCTTTCATCACACCTGTACCGAACAGCGCCATTTCGAAGGCAGTGGAGCGAAGATGCTTAGTTGCCCCTGTCTCTTCCAGCTGATCATGGATTTTCTTCTCCATCTTCTTAGCAGCCACCATAGCTGGATAGAAAGTTACAGAAGATGGTGTAGCACCAGCGCCTTCTTTGAGGTTGGGCAGGTCTTTCAGGTCTTGCTGCATAGCACCCAACATCTCTTCCAGCTTATCCAAGTCAAAGCCTTCAGGAATAACAGCACCTTCACCAAAAGGAATTTCGTTCTTCACTTTGGTAGGCTCTGTACCCTTTGGATCAGAGCTAACCACGTCAGCAATGCCATCAGGCAGTACAGACGGGTCAATGCTCAGAGGAAACTTGTTATTGGAGAACAATACATCGGTGATTTGACCGTATGCCGCAAGCACTTTAGTCTTTGTCACTTTAATGAACACACGAGACTTCTCAGTCTCTGTAAACTGTACATCTGGACCGTACAAACCACGGTAGTTTCTGTAGGCACGTAGCCAACGTGTCTCATCAGAACGGCGACTTTCTTCGGAACGGGTATAACGCTCGTTAATGAACTGAATCAGTCCGTTGCCCTTGAACAAGTCCTCGTCTTTAGTCTTGCTGTCGTCCAATGACAGGTTTCTGTCGTCCATAAATGATTGCTTAGTCGCCATAGTGTTCCTTTAATAACCGAAAACAGGGTCTGAAGTACGCATCCCTGCATGTGACGTAGTGAGAGGGTTGTAATCAAACAAATTGCTTCCCGGCCTACTCATAATTCCATATCT